TTTCTTTCTCTATTATTATCTTGTCTTTTGATAATATTTTTTTTTGTGTAGACATAATTATTATTATTTTTAATATATATAAATATAATAAAATCGGCGTTTTAAATGTGCAAAGGTGTAAAATTCTATTTTTTTCTAGTTCTATTTTTTTCTAGTTCTATTTATATATATAGTTACACATACAATGGACAACTTTACGCTTTTATTTTGGGTTTTTTCATTACTTTTTATTATATTATCAGGATATTTATTATGTTGCACCAAAAAAACGAATATATTTTACCTTCAAATTGGGTCAGGGTGCGGTATGTTTGCAACAAGCAAGATTGGACGTAGTTTTTTAGGATTTGCATAACTATTTTATATAAGGTAACTATATGAAGCATGAAACACTTGCATAATAATACTAATAATCACTATACTATTATGTTTTTTATTATGATTTTAGCCGGGTTATTATCTACCATGAATGTGTGGGTAGATAAATACGATGACATACGTTTCAGTATGAATGATGTGTATATGATTCTGCTAATGACTGGTTGGATGTTTTTTTTTATGGGGATTGTCTATAAAGAACTTCGTGTTATTTTAATAGGGATTGGATTAGTAGCAGTCAATCTATACTGTATTAGAAATCAAGTTTTAATAACCGAAAGTCAATATAAGTTGGGTATGATACCGCATCATTCTATGGCAATTCATATGAGTAAAAAATTAATAGAAAAAGAAAATAGTATCCCTGCCTTTATTCAAAGTATAATAAAAACACAAGAGGATGAACTTTTATTTTTGAAAAAAGAGTAAAAAAAATACATTAAAAATACAAAAAATAAAAAAGTCCTAAGACCCTTTTTATTTTTTTTTTAAATCGTTTATTCGTTTATTCGTTTATTCGTTTATTCGTTACGCTTCATAATACAACACCCGCTCTGCACAGTCGATTGCCGTTTCCGTTAACGACAGTTCGTCGCCGATGGCCTGCATTGCGTCTGCAACTGTCACCTTGCTCCATCCGGCCGTGAGTTGATTTTCCATTCGGTTGATGCTGATGCTCAATTGTTCAATCCTTTGTTCGCTTATATAATTCTGGTAGGCCACCCGCATGATGCGCTTGTCATTGTTGCTGAGGCGTTGCTCTTTGTTTTCCATTGCAACCCAAAACCACGGGTCATCGTAAACAACTCGTGCATCGCCTTGGGTGAAAATGCGTTGCTGAAAGTTGTAGGCAATGATGTTGTCATACCAGACACTGAAATAGACAACCGCTTTATACATGGGGTGCCCGCGACGCCGGCTTTCGCCTTTCATATGAATCATATTTACCTTATATACTCTACCTAGATGCTGACGATCAAATATGTCAATCATCGCCTGTTCGTCCACATATTGGGGAAAGACGCGCGGAATGGTCAACGAAAGACCCTGCTTCACGTCATACGTGCTTGAGGATTCTTCTTGGTTAGCGGAACTCATTTTAAGTTTTTAAATTACGTTCGTTCGGTTACAGTTGTTTGTTTTTGGTGGGGGGTTGCTAGATAAGTATACGCAACAAAGTATTTCAATTTTTTAAAAACTTCTTATACTTGGTAATCTTTTTCGATTTTTTTATAAACTATTAAAAAAAAGTGAATAGGCGTGTGTCTTGTCTCTCCTTTCTTTGCATTAAAAAAGTGTTAGACAACACTCTCTTTTTGTTTTTTTTATATTCGTTTATTCGTTTATTCGTTTATATATTTTTATTCTCTTTTTAGTCGTTTAGAGGGCAAGGCGGCTTTGTAATTCTAAGTACTCTAAAATGTCTTTGTTTTTTTCAAATGTTTCTCCTTCTTGCAGTGTGCATACATTAAACAGCGTGTCGTCAAAGTAATGCCAGTATTCAATTGGCGTAGTCGTAGTGTTGTCTCGTCCGGTTTGAATGATGTCGTGGGTTTTAACGTAGGCAGGCACAAGTGCTTTCACGACACGTTCGCTCTCGTATAAAATGTCGTGAGCGGACCGTTGATGGTTGTCTAGATAACGCTCACGTTCGCCTGAAATTGCAATGGTCAGCAGTTGTTTTTCTAACCCCTCCTCCACAAAGAGTTCTACTAACTGGTCGTTGTAGTTACCAATTGCATCGTTGTCGGTATACAGGGCGTGATTGGTGTAGGTGTAAACAAACCACAAGACGCTTGCAAAATCAATACAACGGGATACGGTTGACCGAAACGCATGAAGGCCGACGTTATCCTCGGTTGCCAAGAAATTCATCACCTTCTCAACTGCAATAAACAGTTTTTCTTTTTCATACGCTTGTAACGCCATGTCTTCGTCGTATTCAAAAGCGTAATCATAGTTATCTGCACTACGCAGACCGGGCATTTTCATGATGTCTTCACTCACATTGGACAAAATGAAGTCAAGGCATCTGCGATAGTCCTCGTATTTTTCCTTTTGAATGAAATCAAAACCCGCGCTATTCACGTAATTGTAAATTGCATCCGGTAATTCAATTGGATTTTCAAAGAAATGCACCACATCGTCCACTTCAAGACACCAGCAATCTGCCTGACAGATTAGACCAAACAGGTCATCATATCGTTTGCAATGGACGCCCTCATTCGGCAGTGTGTAGTAGTAGACTTTGTAACCCTCATTCTTTTCTTGTGCAATAATATCACACATTTCTTTGGAAATGGGTTCAAGTTCTCGTAACACCCCCGTGTCACAGTCGTAGTGAATCACCCCTGCTTTTGTCCATCCATCCTCAAACTTGGTGGGCGCATGGAACGTGTCATTCCCGTTAAAGATACAGTGGTTCTTCACCACCGAATTCGTCCAGAAGGTGAAGAGACGCGAGTTGCGTGTGATTGGATTGATTGGTTCAAACGCACTCAACAAATGTTCACCAATGGCGGTATCCAGAAACTTTCCACACATTTCAAGTGGTTCAACGCCTTTGTTGGTGGCGACTAACCACGTGTAGTGAAACCCACACATACTTACTTTTACTTCTTCGTCGGGGTAACGCCCCGCTTTCATAGTTAGGCGCTTGAAAATAACCGTTCGGTCTTTCACGTCATTTACGGAACAACATCCGTAGTCGGCGGCGACACACCCCGCGTGAGGTGCAATCATAGCGGCGGCGTCGGCGGCGTCTGCTTGGTTTTGGTTTTGGTTTTCGTTTTGATTCATTTTGAATAATTCAAATCACACAACTTGGTTTTCGTTGGGTAAGGGTTGCTTAGAATATAAGCGACAAAAAGTAATTCAATTTTTTGTCGTTTATCATAAAAAGTGCTGTATTTTTTGTGGGTTTCGATTTTAGTTGATTGATTAAAACCCAGGCATATCCGTAAATACATTTGTTACCGTTTTAATAACGGATTCATTCGGCATAAATTCGCTGATAATATATAACCCCACCATTGCACTTAAATAAACAATAAGAGTATCGCGTATTAAATCCTTAATTTCTTTTTTATCCTTTTTAATCATGCGCATTTCTACAAATTTCATTAATAGGTAAATAAAAGCAATAATACCTGAATGTATAATATATTTTTCCATATATTTATAAAAATAATTATTGTACCGTGTCATAACGCATTATTTTAGAGTAAATAAAAATATAAACCAGGTAAAAATATAAACCAGGTAAAAATATAAACCAGGTAAAAATATAAACCAGGTAAAAATATAAACCAGGTAAAAATATAAACCAGGTAAAAAAAGAGTATTAAAGTTAAGTCAGAATTTCAAAATCTAACAGGGGTGGCGCTAATTCAACGGTAGAGGGTTTATTTAAATCATTTACATCAATCACGTCTAATTTCACATTGTCGCCAATAATTAAACGTTCACTTTTATCTTCGTCATCGTCGTCGTCGTTTTCATTATCCGTTTCCTCGTCGTTTTCCTCGGGTTTATTAAAGTTAGATGTCTTGCGTTCTCTTTCTAATTTGTCTAAATTTTCTTTATCCTTTGAAACTGTCATCACTGATTCTTTTCCACTTTCGTCTAAAAGTGTATCAGCGTCCGAAAAGGAGAGTTTTCCAAAATTAGTGGTTTGTTTAAATTCTTCAATTGTTTCTTTTGTGATGGGAGTGGGGGTGGCGATGGCGGTGGCGGTGGCGACTGCTGAGGGTAGCTCGGCATTTTTAACTGGCGGTGTATTCTGAGCGTTGTCATCCTTTACTGGCGGCGGCAATTCAACGTCGGGGAGGGGTTCTTCTACTTCTTTTACTTCAACATCTTGTTCTTCGGTTTCATCCATATACGAGCGCAATATATGTTCTACTGGAACACTGTCACGAATCGTATTCAAAATGCATTCCTTGACCATTAATTCAAGTTCACGGTTATTTTTCTGAACTTGGAGTGGTTGTATATTTTTTTCAAACAAATAAATATTCATATACATTTTACGAGCAATGTAAATATAAATTTTATGAATAAAATCACTTACGGATGGAATATTAATATCTATCTTTTTTTGTTTGCTACCAACTCGAACACACGTCAACGCTTTCAGTTGTATAATATGCACACACGTAATTAAATCTTCTAAATAAGTACACCCCGAGGATTCAATAATGCGGTCTCGCTCGGTATCTATAATCGTTTGATTCCATTTGGGAACTCGGGTAAGAAAATTTTGAAAGGTCATTAAATATTTATCGTTTTCGTTATTATCCTTACACAATTTCACGGCTTCTTCAAAAATAGATTTTAATCCTTGGGTGACACTAGGTGTCAAAATATTTAATAAACGAGCGCACCATTCATTTTTTGATTCTGTTAAACTACTAACAGAAAAGTCATCCATTTTTACATAAATGATATATTTTCTAAATCGTAATCGGAACGTAATAATATGAAATTTAAAATAAATAATATAAATAACTTTTCATTTCTAAAATCATTCTTTACTTTATTAAATAAAAGTATCATTTGATATTTATGAATGGGTTCAAAACGATCACTATTCTCTAAATAGTTTATAATATCTAAACCACTATATCCTTTTTCATATAAATGATGGGTTAGGGTTGTTAATTTAATTGCCGTGTCATTGTCCGTAGGGTCATTGCCCATGTCATTGCCCGTAGGGTCATTGCCCATGTCATTGCCCGTAGGGTCATTGCCCATGTCATTGGTCTTACCTTTATTAAAGTCATTAAATAACTTCTCAAAGAAATTGTGATTTGTTTTTTCTTTTCGCTTGGTAATGAAAAATGTAGTTTCTATAATGTGTTTATGAAAATTAAAAACCTTGTCTTTCATTTTTGGTTCGTATACGTATAGTTCACAAAAGCGCGATAAGATTGGTTTTAATAGTTTGTATTTATTCTCAATAATAATGAAAAAACGAGTAGTATGACTAAACAATTCAATACAGCGTCTAAGTGCCGATTGGGCATCTATGGTGAGTTCATCTGCATTTGATAATACGATTGTTTTAAATTTACTCGTGCCTTCAATATTCATATGGGTCTTTGCAAAAAATTTCAATTCATCTCTAATAAATTTAATCCCTTTTCCGTGGGCACAATTAACGTACATTACATAATTTTTTAATAGTTCTTTATTGTTATTATAGATGTCATTTATAAAATTATGAACGATGGTTCGTTTCCCATTACCACTTTTCCCATGAAAAATAATATTTGGGATGTCGTTTGATTTTAAAAAGAAATTTAATTTTTCTTTTATTTCAGGGTGATAACATAGTTGGTTATTCATAATAGAAAGTATAGTATTATTTAATATGGTATTTAAAGCATTTTTAAATCATAATAAAATATTTTAATATTTAGTATGATAGAAATTTATTGAATAAATGAATGGATTAACTCAGTTAAGGTATACCCTTCCTTTTTTGCAATCGCCGATAAAATGGATAATGATTTACGGAGTGACATTTTAATATTCGTTTGCGTGTCAAACCTTTCGGTGATTTCAATCTCTTTCAAAAGGAGTTGATAACTCAATTCTTCTTTAAGCAGAGTGTGCAATGTGTCGGAGGGTGTAGACCCAAATTGGTTTTGCACTTTTTCATTAAAGTCGGTCATTGCATAATCATCGTCCGTAAAACGCATTTGTCCTTTGATTAATTGCGGCATAGGAATGGTGTTGTCGTTGGTTTACTATAATAGAGCGAGGTGTGTTTAAATTTTTATAATATATAATATATAATCTACAATCTACAATCTACAATCTACAATCTACAATCTACAATCTACAATCTACAATCTACAATCTACAATCTACAATCTACAATCTACAATCTACAATCTACAATCTACAATCTACATCTAAAAACAAACGTTATCGTTAATATCAATCAGGCAACCCGACGACAGTTGCGGTAATTGGGTAAACGCTGATTTCTTTAATTTATCTCTCATCTCAACTAATAATTTCTTCCAAGAGAGATTTGCCGAAGACGAAGCGTTATCCTTTAAGGTGTTTAAAAATGCCCAGGTCATGGCGCCTTGATATTTCTGTTCCATATAGGCATCTGCACTTGTTTGCGTATCGTTGCATCCACTAATCATAATCACATTGCTCTTGGTTTCGGTATCATTGTTATCGGTTGTAAAGGTGTCATTGTCTAAACTATCTAAATATTGGTATTTAAGGTCTAGCACTGTTCCGCTAAAACAGCAATCAAACAAAGCAAAGAGTGTAACACCCTTTTTCAAATGCACTTGAATGAGAGATTTTAATTCATCATCTAAAATACGCTGAAGATCCGATGTTATTATCATTTCATCTTTACCATCGTCTTCGTCACTATTGCGGTCATAGGTAGAAGAACCGTGCCCGCTGTAGGAAAAGAATAACAAATCGCCCTCGGTCCCACTTTCTAAAAATGCCTTGAATGCCGAGACTATTTCATCTCTCGTCGGTTTCTTTTCGGTATCATCCGTCATAATTGAAATATCCGCCGATTTAAACCCATAACTGCTAGTTAATGCACTATAAATGGAGTTGGTATCATTAATACATCCGTTTAACTGAGCGTCGGTTCCATTATAATTAATACCAATCAATAATCCTCTTTTATTTTTAGTAATTTTAATTTCATCCGGTTTTACTAAAGATAGTAAATCGTTTTGAAATTTTTCATTTAATGCTTTATGGTAATCATTAAACCGGTTTTTGTACATTCCAATATAGTATTGTTTTAATCGATAACTCAAAAAACGCATGCGATGAATATTAGAAATTATCCGATTATGGTAGTTAATGGTATTTTGTAGGGTTTGGCGGTAAGCTTGGGTTAATTGTGTTGCATTCATTTTATACTACTAATTGATATAAAAATATATACTATGTAATATATATAAATGTCGTCTAACTTTAATAAATTAATTATAAAAGGTGATTCAGGTGATTATATTTCCCAGAAAAAGAAACAAACGATTTTTAATGAATTCCTAAAATCAACCACAACCGCTGATTTTAATCCTATAAAGAAAGATGGATACACGTATAATGATAATTTTAAATTTATACCTGCAACGGTAGATGCTTCAAAATGTTTGCTATTTTCAAAAAGTTATGAATTAAGAACCGATTATAAAGATGGAAAACAGTATGTAAACATTGACTGTAGTTTGAACGTGAGTGGATAAAGGTTAATAAGTGTAATAGAGTTTGCATTCCCACTTCCCCCACTATTAAAAAAACGAAAATTCTTATTACAAAAATAAGAATTTCCAATAGGTCTGTAGGTCTGTAGGTCTGTAGGTCTGTAGGTCTGGGTGCATACTATTTTTCTTGTGTTTCTTGTGTTTTTCTTTTACGCCCAACTGGTTAAACTTTGGGTATACGGGTTGCTTTTGAATGCATTTAATAGTTCAGGTGCAATCCGGTCATTGTTAATCGTTTGGTCATAGCCCTGCGATACCTTTACCCGATCCAAATTTTCAACAATTCCTCTAGCAGTTATTCCGGCCGTGCCACCAGAACTAGGCACCCACCAGCGGTTATTATCTCTATCGCCATCCCGTTTATGTATCGTAATGTTTTCTAGTTGGTTAAACAGTTGGGTTCCTCCTTGGTTCGGGCGAAGTTCTTGCGTTTTGTTCACATTATTGCGTTGGCGGTATTCGGCTTCATACGATTTAGAAGAACCCAGACCATTCGGTCCTGCAACACCCGTGTGCGAGGTCGTCGTAGTATCCCGCTGTAAATGAACGGGTTGATGCTTGGAAACCAAATAGGCACTTGCGTTTTGTTGTTGGACATTCAAGTGATTACAATCCAAATCGGCTTCGGTCATCTCTCTAATTGTGGTTTTCGTCCGATCCGCCGGGTTGTATACTTGTCCCTTAGTTACAGACGCAGTGGGGTTTCCGCTGTAACGCATGCTATCAACCACATCTTCTTTGCGCGTAGGTCTAATAAAATCAACAATGGGGGATACAATTGCTTTTATAATACCCCCAACCGGTCCTATGATTGTATTTTGGCGCGTGGTTGAGCGATTGTTAGAAACCTTTGTATAACTTTGAATACCATAATCACCTGTCGTAGCGCCGGCAGTGCCAGAGCAAGTCGCTGGCGCAAAATCTTTTTGGGGAAGGGGTTGGCGACGTGAAGGTTCGTATTCTTGGTCAATATACGTTCCTTCGCTCTGGTTTGCCCGTGTGCCATAATATTCTGCCGTGGTGTTGGTTCTATTCACGTCATGTAATACTTCAATCCCTCGGGCCATTTGTGCTTTTTCTAAACCAGTGGTTGTCAGCCAGCGCTCAGGACCTGAGGCAAAATACTTTTCAGGCAAATGTTTTTCAACCTTTCCTTGGGTTTGTGTAGAGGGTGCATTTTTAATAAAGTGCGTGCCCGGACCTTCGTGACCTTGTAGTTCAAAAGTCATTTTCGGATTTGTAGCAACACGAAGTTCATCCACCGTTCGGTCGGTCCATAAATCACGCGCTTCCATGCCAGAATTAAACCCGGCACTACCGTCATTTGTAAACCCTTTATTTAAACCAGGTCCAACCCGCTGTTCTTCCCAGGGTTTTACATTTGCCATTTTCATGCTCGGGTTAACACGTGATTGCATAAAATCACTCACATTGGGTGCGCCATTGGCATATTGATAACCTTCTTGGGGATTAAATAACGGCGCTTGTTCCTTCTTAGAAAAATATTGCGACCCCGTGCCTTGCATATTATCTAAAATACTTTCATGAATCGTGCTATCTACGGTTGCTCCGCGTATTTTTCCTCCAAAAAAAGGGGCCATATTATTGTGTTTGAAATTAGATTTATCAATTGGGTTTCCGGTTAATGAATAATTTGGACCAGGTAAATCATTGCGGGATGCTCCATTTTGCATAGGATTGCTATATTTGTCCGTATGCTGATTTGGGTTAATATAAGCACCAACATTATTCTCTCGTGTTGTTTCTTCGGTCGTCGGAAAATTGGTAATAGGGAACGGTGGGTTTATCATAGGTAAAGGATTCTTAATATTTGTCATATTTGTAAGACCTTCATTATAGTTTTTTTTATCTTTTTGTTTGGAAATAATATACATACTGCCTAACGCTATTAAAGGAACTGCTAATTCAGCCATTTATATATATTAAATATAATAAATGGTAGATTTATTATATATTATATATTGTGTAAAGTGTGTATTTTTTTATCATATACATTAAGTATCAATTAATCGTCGGGGTGCCTTGGCCACAAAGATATCTTTTTCCAATATACGCGTATTTAAATTATTTTGAAAAGGAAAACATACATTTTCTTGAGGGTTTAAGGGTAATATACTATAGTTTGTTTGTTCTAAATCGCGGTATTCCCATGCAGGATGCGTTGCTCTTGACTGATCGGTAGATACATTCATCGTTGCATACGTTACTGGGTTTGTTTTTACTGCATTTAATCTATAGTTGTTTTTTTCTATATCATCGCGATTACTATTTCTAGATAAACCAAATAAATCACTTTCTAGGTTTACCGTATTGGTCATTAAGTTTGCCCCCCATTTTTGCATACGAATATGTGGGTCTTCCATATACAAGGGTTTGCTTCCATTTCCAGGAACATTTAACATGTATCGGCCCGTTCCAGTAGATTCCTGTAATTGTTTATTAATGCAACAAGGGTCATCGCGAAAACGTGTAAATGCCATTTATTATATATATTATTATATTTTATAATATTGTATATAATTGATACGTCTATAATTGATACGTCTATAATTGATAGTCTATACTATCCTTTAAATAGGGTAAGGGCGTTGATTATTCTCAACAATCAATGGTTTGGGTAAATGCGTTGGAAGACGATCAAAAAAATTCAAGGTTGGAATCGCTTTCAACTCTGGTTTAATTGGTTTTCTAGGTTTAACTAGATTTGTTGAATTAATGCCAAAAAGCATAGATTCAATTTCAATTGGATTAGAGGATAATGTATCTCTTGGCATACGGTTTGGCATATAACCAACACTTGGCATTGCATTTATGTATGCTCTTCCCTGTGGATTATGTATGTATAAAATATTCTCTCGTCCCAAATTATAATGTTCTTGTTCTAAATTATAATTGCCGCGCGTATTAATATTTCGGGTTGATGCCATACTATATTATAATACAGTTATAAAAATTCTATATATTAATTATGCTATATTAATTATGCTATATATAATTATGCTATATTAATTATGCTATATATAATTATATATCGTGTTATAATACTGATAGTAATTTATTCAAATATGTTTCATCAACCGAATTATTTATTAAATAATCAATAATGCATCTATGGGTTAAATCAAAGTATTCAAATTTAAATAGCAATTTAAATACGATATCATTTTCATCTAGAATTGCAATTTTATCCGTTTCTATTTCGGTATTACAGAGTTTGTATACTTCTAGTAGTTCACTAATCGTTTGGTTTTGTTTTGCCTTTATAAAAACAGTATTAAAAACACCACTAAGAGAGATGGATAAATACAATTCTTCAATTATCTTATTAATTTTATCGTCATTCCATTCAGTTAAATCAAATGCTTGTAGTAATTGAATACGATACAATTGTTCTTGATCGTTTTCGTGTATATCATTGCATAATTTATACGTGCATACAAAATCCGCTTGATACATTTATTAAATGATAAAATAAGGGAGAAATGTTTAAATATGTATAAGAAGATTAAATGTTATATAATAATTATATATATATATAAATGAAACTCAAAAATGATATTGCACATTATTGTGATATGCTTGCAGTACCTTTTTTCATGATTACCTTAGGTTATTTCTATATGCTGCCAAATAAAACAGTATTAGAAAACCTAATAATGTTTTTTATATTCATTTGTTTACTTGGTGATATTTTATTCACGCTTCTATTTTTCAATATTTTATAAAAAAGGGGATAGTGTGATAGTGTGTTTTAGTATCGGTTGAGGGATTCAGTATATTCTTTATCACGCGCTAATTCTCGTGAAGGTAATCCGCCACGAATCCATCCTTCGGCTGCATTACTTTCAATTAAATTTGCAGGGTTGCTAATCGTTGCTTTTAAGGTAGGTATCATTGGCGTTAATGCATATTGCGAGTAACATACTTCACTGCTAGGGTTAATGCTTTTTTTATTGTTTGCAAAATCACCTTGTTGAATCTGAGATTCTAATTCAGGATCACATTTCCCTCGTCCTAAATAAGGAACCGTTAAATAAGGGCGCTCGTTCAAAGAAATACGGCATTTGGGCTTAGAAATGCCTTTAATTAACAACTCTGAACTTTCTTTAATGTTAGACCCACCTACACTAACTTGATGGCTTCCAGTAAAATTTATGCTAGGTTGACTGGTCGCAAAATCAACATGGTTTGATGTAGGGCAGGACGGACGAAAAGTATCAAGCATATAATTTGCATACTCGGAGTTTTGTAATGTACGCTGACTAAGGTCGGTTCTATCATCACCTAATCTTGATGCTTGGTTAAATTTATAATCAAATACAGACGCCATTATATTATATAATATGATTAAATATAATAAATATTACATAATATATTGTCTATAAATAATCACGCTTTAATAGTTTGTCCAGCGTGGTGGCATATTTCTTACACATGCAATCTCATAATTTTCTTCATCACGGCACGCAATCATATCCCCATAACAAAATTCGGCAAACGATTTTTGGTCATTTTCAACTCTAGTGTTAGGCATCGGATGCCATGCATGCATAGATTGTTCAAAGTTGAAATTATCACCTAAATCCTTAAATAGTTTTTCATTAATACTCGGGTCCTTAAAATTATTTACAATAAATTCCTTTGTTTTATTATTGATATCATTTTCAACAATAGGAACAAAAGAGGGTGCAGCTTTAAGACGGTTTGGATTATCATTTATTTCGGGTAATAAAACATTCATAACTGGATTAGATGCCGTTGGTTGAGTAAACGTTGTCTTTAAAACAGTATAAAGTTGATTATCGGTAAATCCCTCCTTTTTAATACTCTTTTTATTTTTTATGGTATAAAGAAGAACAATAGCCCCTAAAGACAGTAATCCTGATACTATAACCTTATTGTTTTTTGTAAATAAGTAACCAGCAATCATTAATACTAGAACAAGTCGTGTAATTGAATTTAATTTAGATTCAAACGTCATATCAGGTGTTGGCCAAAGATTTGATAGTTGGTCTGATTTAAATAAAATATTTGGATTTTCCAACCAGAATGAATTATTCATTTATATATATAATCACAAATATTTTATAGCATATTTATAGCATTCTTATTTTTAGTGCATTATTCTCTTTCTCTCGTTTAATTTTTCATAGGATAATTACAACTTACAATGACACTTTTATTTATTATTATTTATTACTTTTTTATTTATTACTTTTTTATTTATTACTTTTTTATTTATTACTTTTTTATTTATTACTTTTCTTCTTCTTCTTCTTATCGGTAGTATGAGACTGGGACGTGTTTCCGACTGTATTCATTTGCTCTCGTGTGCTTCTCTCAACCTGTTCTCCTTTGGAAAAAATAATAGTTTCCATCGGTTCATCCGTTGCCGTCAATAACGATTTTTCGGCTTCGGCTGCTGCTTCGGCGGCCATCTTCCGTTCTGTCAAGTTTTTTAAAATTCTTTCACGGTTTTTTGCTTCCTTTAATTTTTTATCTAAATTATTTTGCATTGCACTAACATTTACCTTTCCTGGTCCTTTTCCTTGTGAATTCATTCCCATTTTGCTGAGCATGCTTTGAATATCGCCCATCCCGGGCATATCTTTCATACTTTTCATCATTTCGCTTGCTTCCGCTAACAAATCACTTTCCTTAATATCACTTGATTTCATTTTGGCGTCTAATTTTGAACCAACATTTTTAACCAATCCCATTAGTTTAGATGGATTACTCATTAAATGTTTAAATACATCATTAATAGAATTTGCATTCCCCATATCAATGTTTAAATCACTTGCAGTTTCTTCTGCAATTTCTCTTGCCAATTTACCCAGATTACCATTCAACATAGTATTCATATGATTTTGAATATCGGCGGGATTAGGTAAATCGTCTAAATTAATTCCTGATGTTTTTCCCCCCTTTTTACTAGATTTATCAGGATTCGTTTCGCCTTCCCCATCCTTATGCTCAGTCTCTTCTGTATCTGTATTATTGTTATTTTCGCCGAACAAGGTGTGCATTTGACTAATGGTTTCTTCTAATTTAGATTTAAATTCGTCTTGATTAATTGATTCAAACATTTTTGCAGTATCGCCTAAGGTATTACCATCCGAAATGCTAGAGACAATATTAAATAATACTAATTGTAAATACTTCCAAATGGTTTCCCGTGTTTTATCGGTAATATTTTCACTCCACAATAGTTTAAAGTTAATTCCTGGCAAAAATTCAATATTTTCATTAAATATATCGGCCGTTTGATAGAGAATGTCAAAAAAACGTGAGGGATAAACCGTCTTACAAAAAGTGAATACATATTTGAGCGAATAATCCAATTTTTCTACATCATTCTCAAAAATTAAGTTGTGTAAATTGACATTCATCTTCTCTTTTTGTTCAGGGAAAGACACCAATATATCTTTTGCCATATCTACAATAATTTTTTTGAAATCACTTGGTATTTGCACTTTTGTTCCCTCTGGTTGTGGTTGTGGTTGTGGTTGTGGTTCGGACATAATTATTTTATAGTTGGTTATACTAACTATATATTTAAATCAAACTTGGTTAAAATATATAATAAGGTAAAAACGATTACTATTCATAAACATTTCATTGAGTTTATTTTGATTTAAGTTGGTTATACAAATCGGTTAGTTTTTTCAAATTTTGTAAATATTTAACTACCTTTGTTTTTTCATCGTCATTCATATTTTTAACGGGTTGGCGTAACAATTCTATTTTATCTAACGCCCAGACTTGTTCATCTTCTTTATACCCATGTTGTTTCCTATAATCATTTTCAATAAAAAATGAAATATCACCACTATCAATTTGTTCGCTATATATTTTTACAAAATTCTCATTAAACATTTTAATCAAAGCACGCGGCATTATCATAAGTGATTTATTAATTGTTTTGCGCGTAGACATGATATCCTGGTCATTTGGAAAGACTCGTTCAATGTCCATAATAAACTCAATGAAATGTTTATTAAATGCGTCAACCACTTGTGACTTATTCATTCGTTAAATAATGTAATATATGTAAGTTATATTATTTAAATCTATTTTTTAACTAAATTATGTTTGTGTTTTTTGTGTGTTTTTTGTGTGTTTTTTGTACTTTCTATTCCATCTTTATTTTCTTTGTAGTTGTATCTCATTATTACGGGATTGTTGTAGTTTTTCCATAGATATACTTCCAACTTTATCTGGTTCATATGTATCTGGCGGCGTGTCTATATTACCAACATACTCAATATCAGCATAATGGTGTTGTTGGCGCATTCCGCCATTACCCTTTGCTGATAAAGATTGATGATCCTGGTCTAGAAAACTAAAATTATCTGAAGCAACACCATACCCCCCGCCGCCAGATAATGCAAATGCCATGGGTTCGCCATTCGTTTTAACGGTTTGGTTTGTGTATGTTGTATTTTGTGATTCTAAATGTTTGTATATATCTGGTCCAAAAAGAACATGATGACCTTTATTTAATAATAATAATGCAGGTATTTTGGTTATTGTTGGCGGTAAAAGCAATTCCTGTCCGTTTTCTAAAACAACATAAGTAGCACCATTGCTTTTTTTAACTCTTTTATCTATATTAATAAAATGCATATCTTTTTTAGCGTTTGAGGTTGATATCATTTGCAATAGTTTACCACAATTATCACAATAATTGCTATAGTAAAGAATAGAACTCATTATATAAAATTTATTATTTAAAAGATATCTAAATAAACTAATTACCCCCAAAAATAATAAATAATAAAATTGATTTAACAATTATCATCTATTATATTATATACAAATTACATACAATGGAACCGTCTATTATCGCTATTTCTGAGGCAAATAATATACTGTCATTTACACTAAAAGGCGTAAATGTAAGTATTGCAAATGGACTGCGTCGTATTTCAAGCGAAATTCCTAGTATTGTCTTCCGAACTTCCCCACACGAAGCAAACAAAGCAGTGTTTGAAGTAAATACAACCAGAATGAATAATGAACTAATTAAGCAACGCCTTAGCTGTATTCCAATTTACGCTGATGTATCGGATTTCCCTCTTGATAAATATATGTTGGTTGTAAAAAAACAGAACAATTCAACAAGCATAGACTATGTAACAACTGCCGATTTTCAAGTAATGAATCTAGAAACAAAGCAATATGATAAAGAACGTTCATCTAAAATGTTCCCCCCGAATTCAATAACTGGCGATTATCCTGAATTGGTTCGTTTGCTGCCAAAGGTATCCGATGATATTGAAGGAGAACAATTGGTGCTTACCTGCAAATTTGATATCGGAACCACCAAAGAAGATAGTGCGTTTAATGTGACTTCTACCTTTGTATACTCAAACACCATGGACCCTGCTAAAGTTAAGGCGGCCTGGAGTGAGAAAAAAACAGAATTGTCTAAAACACTGAATGCCGACGAAATTGCGTTTGCCGAAAAAGATTGGAAGTTATTAGATGCTCAGAGGTATTTTATGCCAGATTCGTTTGATTTTAAGGTAGAAACCGTTGGACCAATTAATAATAGAGAGATTGTTGCGCGTTCGGCCAATCTGATGATTGCAAAATTAGAAAAATTAAAGGACACGATACAAAGCGAACAAGGCATTATTACTGCAACCGAAACAACTATACCAAATTGTTTTGATATACTATTGAAAAATGAAGATTATACGCTTGGGAAAGCAGTTGAATTTGTGTTGTATAATACACATTATGACAATACAATTCATTTCTGTGGTTTCCGAAAACCTCATCCGCATATTGATGAATCCATTCTTCGTCTTGGGTTTAAAGGTCCGACAGATAAGGTTACGGTGGTGACCTACATTGTAAATGCAGCCGACGACCTAATTAAAGTTTACACTATGATTGGAAAGGTATTTGAAATAACAAAGTAAGGGAGAAAAAAAAGATACAAACGAGAATACACTCTACGAAAGGTATGCAATATACCCTAACTTTATCACTCCTTTTTTTACTTTTTACATTTTTACCTTTTTACCTTTTTACATTTTTACATTTTTATAAATATGTTTTTTCATTTAATTCTTTATAAAAATTTCTACTATAAATATAAGGTAATGACTGATAAGGTTAAATTACAATTAGGAGATATTATTGAAGTAATTGCCCCTAATGATAGTGAAATACATAATAAAGTATATTACATTGAATACATTGATGCCGATAAATTACGTTTAGAAGAAGCGGATGGGTCTGAAATACTATTAACATTAACTGAGGGACACCTAGATAACGAATCTATTGAACGTATTATAATAAAAAGTAGAGCAGAAGAAAGCGGTTATGCCCGCCAAAATAATTTAATTATTGGTGTTTGGGTGGATGTGTTTTTTAATGGAGATTTGCCATTAACAATTACGGGGAAAATTACAAATTTGGAAGAAGATAGAATTGAAATTACAACCTATCCTGAAAATGATGTAGTCTTTATTGATTTTGAATATCAAGGGTTGCCTGAGTATTTACCCATTGAAAAAATAAAAATAAGAAGAGCACCCGACACAAATCTAATGTTGGATAAAACGACGGTTGTTAATCCGAAACCGAAAACCGACGCCGAAACCGACGCCGAACCCGACGCTAACGCCGAAACCGAACCAAACTTAGACGAACTCAAGAATAGTGAAATCCTAGGTATAGAAAATGAACAAGGAACTGGCGATGAATACATTGAGTTAGATATTGACTCAGGCACGAAAACAATCACAGCACAAGAAGCAAGGGAACAAATAAAAACAATGATATTTAATGCAGATCAAATCAAATTTGGTGAAGATTTAGAGGATATAACACAACTCATTGATGTTCCTGAAGAAGAAAAACGGTATGATATTGAAAAACAATTAGACGACATGCTGAATGATTTATTATCATCTGTCCCAAATGCAGATAGAACCGATGAAGTAAAGAACAATATTAATACCATGATACAACGCTTTAAACAATTGCGAAATACATTTTCCGAATTTGATAATAAAGGGTATGCAAAAATTCCAAAATCACATGATTCAACGTATAAACCCTTGCTAAAAACTCTTGAAAATTTAGAAAAGAAACTACACTGGATTATTCCTGTGGCAAAAACCATTAAAAAGATATATGCAACTGAAGATAAAACACCGGACGATAATGAAGAAGAACCAGCAGAAGATATAGAAATGTTATTTTTATCCAATGAAAGAAGGGAAGAAGAAACAATTATAAACAATTATAAAAATAATAATAATGAAGGAGAGCAAAATAAGTATGATTATTTACAAAAGGAATTAAACCATTTTCAACTACCCTATCATCGGTTAACTGATGTTAATGAAAAAAATAGCACTCTATTAAACAAACCGGTTAATACGACTATCACTGCAATAATTGATAATTTGGGCGACTTTAATTCATCGGTAAAAGGAAACGATACCTTTTCTATGCCGCACAGCACAAATGAGTCAGAGAGAAAACAACCACAACTACAAAAACGATTTGCTATCCAAAATTATACTGTTGGAAATACAAAATTAGATATAACGAAAGTTAGAGGCGAAAATCCAATTATTAAACGAGTCACCATAACACCGAATGATACGATTGATATACAATCAATACTTACTTTACCCAAACCAGCACTCTATTTTTCGCGTATTAATATGAATGTTTCGTCCATTCTTGATAAATCCAGTTTAAATTTACATTATTTACACTATTGGCAATTGTTAAATCAAACGACAAGAGTTTATAGAAAAACCATAAGTGATCTTGATAAACCATACAGTCATGATAGTGATAAGTATTTAAATAAAACGAGAAATTATCGTATGAATGCTGAAGTACTTGAAAAATTAAACAGTAAAAATAAAGCGATGAAAGAGAGTAAACATGACAATGCTAGTTTGTATCACACCTTTTTAGATAGTGTTATTCCCAAAACAAGCGTATTATTTGATGTAATTAAACCCTATATTAATAATCTTTCTCTAAACGAAATTTTAACTTATCTAGAACCCTTTATGATTTATCAACCGGACTTGTCCTTTTTACACTATACTAAAATGACAGAATACATTAGTGAAAAAATACTTGAGTATAAAAAGAATTATTTAGCCAAGTCCCGTCAGTATAATTCTATCAAAGGTTCTCAAACCATTCTCATCCCATCCTTTATTAAACTATTTGATGAAAACCCAAATCTAAAGACAAAAGTATTGGACGTGTATGGATTTACGGATACAATAACACAGATGAAAAATGCAGAATTTTTTAAACATATTATGGAAGTTGATAATGGTATTTTTTACTATAATGCAGTTGGTTTAATATCAACCAATTTAATGATTGCCGATGGTTCAAGAGATATTACGGATATTGATATGTATTTAAATAACGATGCAGGGAATACAGAGGATTATGTTACGGGTAAAACAGGTAAAATAGGTAAAACAGGTAAATTAACCGGTAAAAAAAAGACGACTAAAATGACCGAAGCAACCCCCTACCCTCAAGAGGGAGAACTTGCAGAGTGTAGTAAAATTAAAGTTGTGGCAAAACGATATATTGATTTAGATGAACTGCTAGAAGATAATGGAAAAGAAATATTTTTTGATAAAAAATACGATATAACGCCTTATGAAATTCAAGAACGTTTTAAGGTAGACCCTGCTATGAAACTCGGCGAACAAATTAAATTTTATATGGATAAAATTATTCAAATGAAAAAAGTAGACCAAGAAAGTGCCAGACGTGATGCAGAATCAATCGTTAAACAAAAACGAACCGTTGAAGATGGTGATTATGCTATACTAGAAATAACGGATGATGTAAATGCCACCTTACAGTATTATACTCGCTCAAATGAACAATGGGTGTTGGATGATTCTATTGATGCTGAAACATTTGCCGATAGTGCAAAAATGTTCTGTAATTTGAATGAAAAATGTATTTCGGTTAAAAATACATGCACGGATGAAACCACCGGCGCAAGCGAACTAAAAAAACAAAATTTGAAATTATTATTGTCGGAGTTTGATACTACTTTAAATGTGAACAAAGACATTATCGTTAATAAAATTGAAGATGCTCTAAAAAATGCAGATGCTAGAATTGAAATATTAAAAAATATACGCAAACTAAAATTGTATAAAAATGAAACAATTAAAATGACACTGGGTAATACGCTGACCGGCGATACAATTGAAAACCGCATTAGGTCGCCTTATGACGGACTATTGAGTACCATCATGGGTCAGCCTGATATAAGTAAACGTTATAAAGATATTTGTAAATTTGTATCTCTATTTACGCGCGAATCAAACATTGATACGGGTGAGAATAAATACTGGTTTTATTGTGTTAGCACAAACAAACAAATGCTTCCTACATTTATTTATAAATTAGCAACTGCATTTTTAAAAGGGTATGATTATACTGGTATGTTAAATCGTATTTGTGCCGAACAAGGAACAATCAGTGAAGATGGCGACAAATGGGTTGATAAACATAGCGGGTATACCATTAAAATGATTGACTTGAATGAAGCCGAAGAATACAACGAAGAAGGATTTAAAATTATATCACATGCAGTTATTGAAGAAGATGTGGGAGATACCATAATGCGTGAAGGGGAAAAACGGCAAGAAGAAAAAGATGGTAATCAAAAAACGATTATTGCACGAAAATACTCCTCTGCGGACGCTAACAAAATCTACAATGTGATTGAATCATTAAGTAAAAATATGGGGATTGTTTTACATGAAAAATATGATTTCATTGTTAGAAATGTATTAAAACAGTTATCAAACACCAGTGTCATGCCAACGAAAGATAAATACGAAAAATTATTAAAACTAACGATTGCCAAAGGGAAAACAATGGATACGTATGAAGATGCCTATAACTCAACTTTACTTTATTTAACCTTTGCTTATTATTTGATTTCTATACAGATAAGTATTCCTCCGATAAAAACAAAAATTACTTTTCCTGGTTGTAAAAAATCGTTTAGTGGGTTTCCCATCGATGGAACGGATAATAACAGTGGATTAGTTTATGTTGCCTGTGTCTCTCATAAAATAAGAAATAATGCTAGTTTACCGTGGTCTTCTATTAAGACGAGAAGTGCGTCCTATATTGCAAAACAAATGGAATCAATGATAACCAAATATATTTTACCAACCGATGAAATTCAAAATGGTATTAAAGAAGTTAAAACATATAGTAGTTCTAATCCGGAACAAGATATACCCGAAGAACATTCCATTGAAAAATGGTATAACTTTTTACCGCCTTTGAAAAAAATTAAAATGACCACGACGCAAGATGTCGGCGACGTTTTTAAAAGTAGATTAACCGAGAGTTTACGTAAAGGCACCCAAGTTCAACACGACTCTATCTCTGAAGTAAAATCTAAAATGCGACTCTTTTCATTTGGTATAATAGATTTAATTGAACAAATCGTAAAGAAAGAAAATGCTTTATTGAAAACAAGAGGGGGTGAACCATTTTTACAGAATGCATGTTGCGATGAAGGCGACATCAATACATTACAATACTTTATTAAACAACAACCAGAAATTGCAGTATTAAATAATAGAGTTGTTAAATTAAGTGATATCTATGACGATATACAACGTATGACGCGTGCATCCTTTTTATATGATCCGAGTAATACCAAACGTAAACTGAGAAAATTAGACGAGGCATTTTCTGAAACTACAATTTATAGAGCATTTATTGTTTATTGTAAATTTAATAGTTTGACACCCTTAAATGATGATTTAAAAGCAATCTGCCCTACAAAACCCGACGGATTTAATCCAAATGATTCATTAGACGAAAGTATCCGTAAATTGAAGAGCAATGCACGTAATTATAATACACACTCGCTGGGGCAGTTACTTAATATTATTAATACTTCAACCATGCAAACGATTGAATCTACCCCTTCTAAATTAACTAATGCAGAACATCTTTCCTTTTTATTAACTAAAATAGATCAAGAAGAAACACGACCTGCCATTTTTCGCAATGCATTTATGGAAGTGTTAGAACAGTTTGAATTAAATTCATTAACGGAGGACACTAGTCAACTGAGAAAATTCAAAAATGTATTAGCAAAAATGAATGACGATATGCAAACCCAAGTAATAAGTTTTGTTAAAGAAAATAAAATGCAATTAAAAAAAACAAATTTCAATAAATTTAAATTGTGTATTGAAACTATTATGGAATTTAATAAGAGCATAAATGAGGAAGAATCCCATTACAAATTAATCAACTTTATGAAAAAAACAATTCGTTCCATGACCAAAGAATACCCTAATATCATTAAAAATAATATAAATAATTTTGAAGAAGATAAAGGACCTATTGTGGCCTATGGCGAACAACTAAAATACATTAAACGAAGTAAATATATAAATGAACACTGGGGTTTTTCTGATAAACACGCCACTGATTTATTCAAGTCTATAAAAAAACATTACGCTGACTTTCAACGCTTCTATAATGACGACCAAACGAAAATGCTGATGGGTAAACTGATGGAAAAAATAAAGGATATCAGTGAATTATCATCTTCTACATTGTTTTATTCGCCAGTTGAACTAATGAATAAAGGCAAGAGCAAGAACCAGAGTGAAAGCGAGAGCAAGAGCAAAAATGATAGCGAGAGCAAGAGCGAGAGCAAGAGCAAAAATGATAGCGAGAGCAAAAATGATAGCAAGAGTAACAGCGCCATCAAGAGCAAGAGCAAGGATTCAAACAAACCTATGCATAGTTATTCGGTATTTGACATAGATTTAACTACCTTGTTGTTCCACTTTTATTTCCTGAGTATACTTACGGATTTAATTTCGTTTCAAGATGATACCGAACTATTACAACTACCTTTATTAAAAAGTCAAACTGAGCAAACGGAAGAAAACCTCTTCATGACAAAGGAAGATGCAAGTGATGTATTGGTCGGCAATAAAGCCGAGTTAGCAGATAAAATTGCACATATCATTATTGTGTTTACTGATAGTATTTGTGTGGATAAAAAAGCAATCAATTACAATTACCAACAGTTACTGGAATTATTATTACGGTCAAAAGAAAAAGAAAAGGATGACATGACCAATGATTTGGAAAGTAAAAATGATGAAGAAAGAGAGATTGATACCTTTTTCAAACAACACAAACTAGGTAAATGGAGTATTGGGGAACAAAAAGGGTTTCGGAATTATGAGAAGGGGACCTATGACCAGGAACGCGAAACAATGGAGAAAATGGCAGCACGCGAAGTGAACTTAAATAATCGCAATATTGTTACCGATATGAATAGAGATATATTTCAATTAGATATGATAGCGGAAGAGGCAGCGGACGATAGAATTGAACGAGAAGACAATACCATTACTTATATGGGCGAAGATGCTGAGCCAGAGGACTACGGTATGGATGGGGATGAGAATTATTAAAATAATGTAAATAATGTAAATAATGTAAATAATGTAAATAATAAAAATAGAAACCTTTTTATTATTCGTAATCCTATACATTAGTTAAGTTAAGCACACATATATAATCCCAGCAAACCACCAATAATAGAAATGTTAGATACAAATGCATAATAATTTTCCCCACCGTTCATTGGGTTATGATACATAATGGTTGCCGCCACGGTGAATGCAATTAAAGAAATCACTGCCGTTTTAAATAAGGATAATAAAGCAAGTAAACCAGTAAACGTATAACTTGTTATAATTACCGGGGCAATCAGTTCCAATAAAATGACACCACTAATAACTACTTTGGCCAGCGTAAGCGGTATTTTCATTTTCTTAGAAAAGTTCATAGTAGATTTGGAAAACATGTATATTTTCTCAAGCCCACTGAGAAAAAACACTAAAGTAATAAGAACTGCTGGATAAAATAAACGCATCATTGTATCTTATATATTATATATTGTTTAAAAAAATAAAAGTTGGTTAATAATATAATAAAATTAATAATATAATAAAATTAATAATATAATAAAATTAATAATATAATAAAATTAATAATATAATAAAATTAATAA